GGACATGACACTCTGCGGCGAAATGTTCGGGCTCGCAGTCATCCGGCACAGGTATTTTGAATGCTCCGGGTTTACCGCCATGGCCCCCGCGCACAAGCCTCACCGCGGGCGTGTAGCTGGATGGCGTCACGGCGAATGGTTCGACGGCCCCTACTTCGCCGTGTACGGGGAAGGTGGCGGCAAAGGAACGGTAGCTCAGTGGCAGGAAGCGATGGGCATCGACTGGACCGACAACCGCAAATCCATCGCCGAAGCCATCCCGCCTGCTTACACCCGGTTCATTGGAGGACAGATTATGCAGCACATCGAATCTCAAGCAGCAATTGAAGAACGCAAGGAGGCGGCGTGACCGAGGAAGCCCCGCACTTCCCTGAACAGGAGCCGTGCGGGAGTTACCTGTGTGATGAGAACCACGACGGGCGCTGCTGGACATGCGGGGAACTCTGGCCCTGCACTACGGAGCGGAAGCGGAAGGTCCAACAATGAGGCGCCATATCACGCTGGACATCCCGGCGCCCGTGTTCCCGCCCGTGCGCGACCGGAAAACAGGGAAGCGCAAGACTGTCGGCCCGTTCATCAACAGCAACAGCCGTGACCATCGGCATCAGGTAGCGAAGATGACGAAGGCGTGGCGCGAAACCGCAGCAATGCGGGCGCACGGAATCCCCGCATTCGCCGGGCAAGTCCACATCATCGCGCACATCTTCAAAACCAGGGCCGGCCGATACGACACCAACAACCTCGCGCCAACCACGAAAGCCATTGTCGATGGGCTCGTGGACGCCGGGGTGCTAGTGGACGACTCCACCGAATGGGTTATAGGACCCGACCACAGGCACGGCGGGGTCGGAAACCCGGAAATCGTGCTGGAAATCATCGAACTTACGGAGGAAGAAGCATGAGCCGACGCATCAGAAAGCTAGAAGAACTCGAAGTCTTACCGCTCGGCAGTGTCGTCACGCGCAACCGGGTGCCCTATGAGAAAGCCGAAAAGGGCTGGAAGATCATTGGCCACATCAACGGGCACTCCTACGCTGCGGCGTCCCTACTGCTGAACGACAACGCCACGCTGATCAGTGAACCGGGGGAAGCCGAATGAGCCTGACTGACAACGTGCACCGCCTGACCCGCGAGCACCTGACCCACGACAAGGACGGTAACCTACGAAGCGCGCCGGCGTTCCTGAACGAACTCAGGGGCGCGATAACACCGGGCATGAACGGGGGCAGTGGGGGCGCGTCAGGTCCGCCGATCCCGATTGACCCGTCAGCCGTGGACCTGCTAACCGAGATCCACAAGGAAGCCCGCCGTGACTACCACGAAATCACTGGGGACAGGTGGCCGGGGAACGTAGACAGCCTGCTTATCCATGTCGCCGCGATGAACCTCACGGAAGAGTGGGATAGTTACCTCACCCATGTCACGTCCGAATGGTTGGACAGGATCACCGCGATGCTGTGGCCAGTCAAGCCGCGCCGCAAACTCACCGGCAAAGTCTGCCCAGCCTGCGGCCAAGCGACCCACGGAGATGAACGCGCCGTCACGCTCTCCCTCGGGTGCTGGGACGAAGACGGCAACATGCGCGCTATCGGAACCTGGGACATTGAATGTGGATCCTGTGAAGCGTCCTGGACCGGCGAACAAGTCGCATACCTACTCCGTGCACTCGACACGCCCGGCGCTAAGGTTGTGTCAGAAGTAGCGGAAGTGGCGGAAGTCATGTAACGTTAGTAGTGGCTGTGGAGACGCAGCTAATTTTTTAGGTCGGACCATTACGGTTCGGCCTTCTTTGTTTAATCCGGCACTTCCACCCGGAACAAGACTGGAGTCCGCAGCAGACCCCCATATGCTGCGGACTCCTTGGGGCCAGCCATGAGACCACTGGCCCCACACAGTTTCCCCCACGCGAAAGCCTGCGGGCGAGGCGTGACGGTTAGCGCCCGTTATAGCGCCTCGGGAGTATTACGGCAAGGCGCCAGTGCTGACTGAAAAGTCGGTTCAGGGTTGGTTCGATTCCAACTGCTCCCACTGAGCGAACGGCGCTGGGCAACGACTGAGATGCAGCCGACCAAGTAGCTCCACCCTTCAACACCAGGAGGCATCATGGCGGCACACGTCGTCTACAGTGCCGGCGCATGGAAGAAGGCAAGCATGGACAGCCAAGTCTGCGATCGGCATTCAAGCGCACGAGCCCAAGCCAAAGTAACCCTGCCAAGCGGCGGGGTTCTATTCGTCTGCGGACATTGCAGCCAAACCCTCGACTTCGGCGGCGACTACCTCATCGAATACGAGATGGCCGAGGTCTAGTGCCAAGGGCTAAGCGCATATGTGCCAAGCCTGGATGCCCGCACGTTGCCACGTCTAGCTTCTGCCCCACACACCAAGCCGAAGCAGAGAAGGCACGAGGCAACGCCAACCAACGCGGCTACGGATCAGCACACCAACGCGCCCGCAGCGAGTGGGTGCCAATGGTATCCCGCGGTCAAGTCCCCTGCGCAAGATGCGGGCTACTCATAGAACCCGGCGAACCATGGGACCTCGGACACGACGACAACGACCGCACCAAGTACAACGGACCCGAGCATGCCAACAGGTGCAACCGTGCTGCTGGTGGCCGCCGCGCCCACGCCTGAGCCTGTGGATAACCCGACCTCGAAGCCTGTGGATAACCCCACCGGGGGGCACCAAAGCCCCCTCCCCCGCCAGACCGCCGGTGAGGTGGCTCGGATGTTTTCCAGAATCAAAACCCTTTTGAAACTCGTTCTCAACTGCTGATTGGCGGTGGTCCTCATGGCGTCTGGCGGTGCTAGGGGGAACGCTGGAAGAGTCCCGGATCCGAGTGCGTTGCGGCGTGAGCGTTCCGGGGATTCTGCGTCTTGGACTGCTTTGGAGCCTTTCGATGGGCCGGCGCCGGAGTGGCCACTCTCTGAGAATTTGGAGAACGGTGTTCGGGAGATGACCATTTGGGAGCGGCTGTGGAGGCGCCCACAGGCTTCCGAATGGTCGCGTCTCGGACTTGAGGATGAGGTTGCCTTGTATGCCCGGTATTTGGCTGAGGCTGAGGCTCCCGACGCATCTTCTGCCGTCCGAACATTGGTCAAGCAGCATCAGGAGCTTCTGGGTCTGTCTACGGCTGGTTTGAATCGTCTCCGGTGGCAGATGCCGGCCGGTGAGGCTCGGCAGGTTGAGGCTGCTCCGAAGCGTAAGGCGTCGTCTCGTGCCCGGCTAAAGGTTGTGGGGAATGACGGATGATTTCAGCATCAACTTTCCGGCGGGCCAGACTCTAGGTTTTCTGGGTGCTGATTGGATCGAAGCCCATTGCAGCGTGCCTGATGGTTTCGATAAGGGCCGCCCGTTTATCCCGTCTGATTGGCAGTTGCAGATCATTGCGAACCATTACCGGGTGAAGTCGTCGGCTAAGTGGGTTCCTACGCGCCCTGTGTTGGCTCCTGCGTTCCAATATCGCCGCTCTCAGGTGGTTGCGCCGCAGAAGACCGGCAAGGGTCCCCTGGCGGCTGCTGTGACTTGCCTTGAGGCTGCCGGGCCTATCGTGTTTGGTGGTTGGGCTGAGGGCGGCGAGGTTTATTCCTGCCACGCTAACGGCTGTGACTGTGATTTCGTCTATGAGTATGAGCCCGGCGATGCGATGGGGATCCCGCGTAAGACTTCGCTGATTCAGCTTGTGGCGACTTCTGAGGAGCAGGTCGATAACGTTTACCGTCCTTTGCAGTCGATGGTTCGGTCTGGGCCGTTGGATTCGATCATGAAGACGGGCGAGCAGTTCGTCAGGTTGCCGAATGACGGGAAGATTGAGGCTGTGACCAGCTCGGCTCAGTCCCGGCTTGGTAATCCGATCAACTTTGCGAACTTTGACGAGACTGGCATTTATACGGTGCAGAACAAGATGGTCCGGGTTTCCGAGACTATGCGCCGCGGCCTGGCGGGCATGGGCGGTCGTTCGATTGAGTGGACGAACCCATGGGATCCGTCCGAGAACTCGACCGCTCAGCGCACTTACGAGTCCAAGTCCACTGACATTTACCGCTTCTACCGGAAGCCGCCGGCTGACCTGTCCTACAAGAACAAGGTTGAGCGGCACAAGATCCACAAGTACGTGTACGCGGGTTCCCCGTGGGTGGATTTGGCGGCTATTGAGGCTGAAGCGGCCGAATTGATGGAGACGGACCCGGCGCAGGCGGAACGCTTCTACGGCAACCGCATTGTTCATGGTCTTGGTTCTTGGTTGCGTGATGGTCTTTGGGATGGTGCGTATGCCGGATCTGTTGTGGCTGCCGAATCCGCCTGACCGCACGAAGGTTTGCGTGGGCATGGACGGTTCGGAGAATAACGACTGGACCGCGCTGCAATGCGAGACGATCGACGGCTTCAGTTTCACGCCTCGTTACGGCCCGGATAGGCGCCCGGCGGTGTGGAACCCTGCGGAGTGGGGCGGCTACATTCCCCGCGGCGAGGTCCATGCTGCTGTTGATGAGATTTTCGAGCGGTACGACGTGGCCCGGATGTACTGCGACCCCCACGATTGGTACTCGGAAATTGGGGATTGGTCGCTGAAGTACGGCGAGGAACACGTTTTTGAGTGGCCAACTAACCAGGTTGGGCGCATGTACCCGGAGATCCGCCGTTTCGAGGTGGATTTGGCGCAGGGCCGCATCACTCATGATGGTTGCCCGATAGCGACGGTTCATGCGGCGAACGCTAAGAAGATCGCTAAGCCGGGGCAAAAGTACGTGCTGGGTAAGCCGGCTGATCATCAAAAGATCGACGCGATCATGGCAAAAATTCTTGCTCATACTGCTGCGGCTGACGCTCACGAGGCGGGCTGGGGCGCGGTGGCGGATAACCGCATGTTTGTTTTCTAACGGAAGGGGTGCGCTGTGGCGTTGAGCCTGGAGGATACCCAGCTTGTGGCGGCTTTGGCGGCGCAGGCGTCGGCGCATTCCCGTGATGATAAGCGGAACGA